TATTAGAGTGCGAATATTGCTATAACCGTATAGTTATCAAACCAGACGAAAGAGAAGTTAAAATAAACTTCTGCCCTCACTGTGGAGAACCTACAGATGATGAGATGGAAGAACTCGATTTTGATGAATGATTGGATATACAAAGGTAGAAAATTTGAGCCACCAGAAGAGTTTACTCCAGATGTCTGGTATGGGTTTGTCTATTGTATAACTCATCGAGGTACTGGTAAAAAATATATTGGTAAGAAGTTCTTTTGGAGTTCTAAAACATTACCAATCACAAAGACTCGAAAACGAAGAAAAAAGCTTAAAGTAGAATCAGATTGGAGAGACTATTATGGCTCTAATAAACATTTAAGTGAAGAAGTCAATAAACATGGAAAGGATTTCTACCATAGAGAGATCCTACATCTTTGTAAAACAAAAGGTGAATGCGCTTATATGGAAACAAAAGAACAATTTGATCGTGAAGTTCTATTAAAAGATGAATATTACAATGGTATTATCAATTGTAGAATAGGTGCAAAAAGTTTAAAAAATATGTTTACAAATGACTAAAACTATGGTATAATAATACTATTATGGCGAAAATATACAAATTCCCTTCAAAACAAGAACTAGAAAAAAGGGAAATGTGGAAAGAATACGAGCAAGAATATAATAGAGTTCAAGATATGAGTGATGAATGCGTTGGCTCATCACATTTTTTACTTGAAGTTTTAGAAGAGTTTATTAATACAGGTGAGGTATCTCCATCCTTTATGGATATGAATTTTCGTGATGAAACAATACAAGAATCAAGAGACATGTTTGTTGTAGTGAATATGATAAATGCAATGTTTAATCGTTATATTGGAATAGATCATGCGCTTCACAGAGAAATGGATCGTGTATATACAAAGATTAAACTTCTTACACAACAACATGATAAAGCAAAAAAAGATTTAAAAGATGTGATTTTTAATCCGGAGGATTTTGATGATTCTGATTGATTATAGCCAAATAGCTATTAGTAATATTATTGTACAGAGATTAAATGATGAGAATATGATACGGCATATGATACTCAATAGTATTCGTATGTATAATAAAAAGTATCGTGATCAATATGGAGAAATGGTCATATGTGCCGATGGTATGAATACCTGGCGTAAAGAATTTTATCCATTTTATAAAGCAAATCGTAAAAAAGGTAGAGAAGAGTCAGCACAAGATTGGACTGAAATATTTAGAATCTTACATCTAGTACGAGATGAAATAAGAGATTATTTACCTTATAAAGTTATACATATGGAAGGTGTAGAAGCTGATGATGTAATAGGTACATTAGTATTACAAACTCAAGAATTTGGTATGGCTGAAGATATTATGATCGTATCCTCAGATAAAGACTTCATTCAATTACAAAAGTTTGGTAATGTAAAACAATTTAGTCCTATACAAAAGAAATTAGTTACAGATAGTAATCCAAGAACATATTTGTTTAATCATATTATGAGAGGAGATAGTGGTGATGGTATACCTAATGTTCTCTCAGCCGATGATACCTTTGTATCAGAAAAGAATCAAAGTCCATTACGTCAAGCACGTATTGATGAATGGCTAGAAAGCTCAGATAATCTCAGAGAAGTTATGGACGAAGACATATATAGGAATTATCAAAGAAATAAAAAACTTATTGATTTAACTGATATTCCTGAAGATGTACAACAAAGTATTATAAATAATTTTAACGGGCAAACAAAAACGCCAAATATGAAAGTATTAAATTATTTAATAAAAAAGAGATGTAATAATTTGATTGAAGTCGTGGAGGAATTTTACAATGGCTAAAAAATTAATTTCAGAAGTTTTATCAGGAGCTTCTAAACTATCTAAAAAAGAGGAGCGAATCGCGTTCCTTAGAAACAATAGATCACCAGCATTATTAGACATATTACGTATCGCATTTGACGATGATGTCGTAACAGTATTACCATCAGGTGCTCCAACATATCGTAAGGATGACGCTCCAGCTGGATATGAATACACAAGTTTACATAAATCATTTAGAAGATTTAAATACTTCTTTAAAGGCCCAGTTGCCAATGCAACTCCGCCCTTACGCAGAGAAGGAATGTTTTTAAGTTTATTAGAGTCACTACATAGTGACGAAGCTGAATTGCTTATAGCGGCAAAAGATAAGTCGCTAAAATACAAGGGTATCACGAAGAAATTAGTTCAGGATGCCTTTCCTAACTTGATTAAAAAATAAGGAGGTGATCATCATCTACACTTATATTATGATAGTATTAAATTTAATTAAACAAATTTGGAGAATGCCTATGAGTTTTATTCAAATTGAAAGACTGAAGAAAGATATTTCTGAAGCACAATATTATCAAAAAAGATTAATTAAAAAAGGGAAGCATGTATTGGCTTATAAGATGGGAAAGAAAATTGATTACATGTATCATATGTTGAATGATATAAAAGCAGTTTAGGAGGAACAGGCCGAGAGGCCGAAAGGCCTCTCGATTATATTATGAATTTATTTGTATTAGATAATGATCCAGTGAAAGCAGCACAAATGCAATGCGACAAACATGTCCCAAAAATGATTGTCGAATCTGCTCAAATGTTATCTACAGTACATCGCATGCTCGATGGTACGATGGAAAGAAGACTGTCTAAGTCTGGAAAAGTAAGAGTTCAGTATTGGAAATTAAATGACGAAAGAGAAGATATTCTCTACAAGGCTTGTCATTTTAATCATCCGTGTACTATATGGACAAGAGAAAGCTGTGTAAACTATACATGGCACTATAATCATTTTGTTGCTCTTTGTAATGAATATACTTATCGTTATGGTAAGGTTCATATGACAGATACTAAATTAAGAGATGTATTAAAGAACAAACCTTATAATATACCTCATGAAGATAAAATGACACCGTTTAAATTGGCAATGAAAAGTAATCCTGAATGTATGTTTGAAGATGCTGTAGAATCTTATCGTGCATTTTATCAAACAAAACAAAAACGATTTAATATGGTTTGGACAAAAAGAGAAAGACCGGAGTGGTTTCATGCAATTTAAATTTTACGAAAGAAGATATTCCTTTAAAGGTAATTTTGCTTATGCAGCTAACTGTATTCGTCATGCACTAGAAATGATGGGTCATACTGAATCAGAAACAGAAGAAGCAGATCTACATATTTACAATCATACATGTAGAGATCTTGAACCTTTTATGGAAGAGAATGCTATTATCTTTAAACCCACAGCACCAACGAGTAAACATTTTCAGATATGTGATTTAGGATATGCGAATAGTTCTCGTATTACATTTGAAGAACCAGTTGAATATGAATATCGTAAATACGATAATACTGAATGGAATGAAATACAAGATATGGTTGAAAGAAGAGCAAATAAGTGGGATGATTCCATAATGCTTAAATGGCCAGATGCAAAAGATGTAAAGGATGATCATATACTTATTATTGGCCAAATGCCAGAGGACGAAACAGTTATGGGATTTGGATTTGGTGATCATTGGAAAAAGATGTATCAAATCATTGATAAATTAGATGATTATAATCTTGTGATTAAATTGCATCCACGTATTCGTAAAGCAAGTCATCGTGTAAGAGATATAAATAAATGTATAAAGGAATGGGAACTAAGAGGTCATCAGGTGTTTAGTGGTTACGAATCTATACACAGTATATTACCTCATACGAAAGTAGCTATAACAGAAAATAGCACAGCAGGTATTGAATGTATGATGCATGATGTACCAATCATATCGTATGGCTATCCAGACTATCATTGGATAACAAAGGATTTAAGAATCCTTACAACACTTCGTAACTCAATAGATGATCTATCTTGGTTTAATAGAGAAAAGAGCCGAAGATTTTTATGTTGGTATGTGTTTGAATACTTATGTAGTGATATACCAACAACAATGAATCGATTAGAGGAATTAATATAATGCCAATGTATGATTTTGAAAATACAAAAACAGGTGAAGTTGAAGAACATATGATCAAGCTTGCAGAGTATGATCAATTTATAAAAGACAATCCAGATCTGAAAAGAATATATTCGCCAGTAGGTATTGATTTTGATGGTGGTAAATCAATATTAAATAGAGCAGGTGATGGATGGAAAGAGGTGCAAGATCGTATCAAAAGTGGAATGCCTCCTAGGCTCAGAGATAATATCAAAACAAAATAGGAGTACTATGAAAATAATACATAAAGACGTTCACAAGATGATGAAACAAAGTAGAATTCAAAATGTGATTAAAAAGTTTATACCAAAACAAGATGCAAAAAGAAGAACTGATAGAACTAATAAACAATCTGCCGACTGAGGATACAAAAGGAGAACTAGTTGGAATATTCATTGGAAGACATGGTGAGGTGGTTACCACCGATAGTATCCGTATTGATATGGATGGCGGTCGAGTTATACTGGCTCAAAAGGGATCGGGTGAAGCGAAAATAAATAAAGCCAATTGGCAAAAAGAATTAGAATTTATACGTAATGCAAAAACCAAGCAGACTTAGAATAGAGCATCTTAAAAAATTAGAACCTTTAACAAAGAATCAAGAGATTGTTTTTGATTCATATAATAAAGGTAATCATTTAATCTTATCAGGCTCTGCGGGGACGGGTAAAACTTTCCTCGCAACCTACCTAGGTTTACAATCAGTATTGGGAAAAGATCGTCAAGATAAAGTAGTGATTGTAAGATCAGCATTACCTACAAGAGATATGGGATTTCTTCCTGGTGAAAAAGAAGAAAAGGAAGCAGCATATATGGATCCATATATTTCTATTGTAAATGAACTATTCCAAGATAAAGAAGGTTGGAGAAAAATGATTCAATTTAAACACATTGAATTTTTAACAACTTCTTTTATTCGAGGTATTACAATAAATGATGCTGTAGTAATAGTTGATGAAGCACAAAATTGTACATTCCATGAATTATGTAGTATAATAACTAGATTAGGTGAAAATTGTCGCTTTATATTATGTGGAGACTATTATCAAAGTGACTTCGTTAAGCAAAGCGAAAAAAGCGGTTTATATTCATTTATAAATATTATTAATAATATGAAATATTTTGATCATATTGAATTTGAGTGGAATGATATTGTGCGAAGTGGATTGGTAAGAGACTTTATTATGACTAAAGAAATGTTAGAGAAAAAAGAATTATGAATTTTATACATGAGCCAATAGAATTAGATTATGATGATCTAAAGACTGAAACCAAACCATCGGGTAGAACATATTTAGATCCAGAAGGTCATAGCTATCCATCAATCACAACAGTGTTATCTATTTTGTCTAGGCAAGCTATTCAAGAATGGAGAGCTCGTGTTGGAGAAGAAGAAGCTAATCGTATATCACGACAGGCTAGCTCTCGTGGTACAAAAATACACCACATTATTGAAGAATATCTAAAGAACAATCCAAACTATCTCGATGGGGAGATGCCTCACAATGTTCAAACATTTAAAGATATACAACCTATCATTGATGAATGTATTACAAAAATATATTTACAAGAAGCTCCATTATATTCTAAACATTTAGGAGTTGCAGGACGGGTTGACTTAGTTGGTCAATGGAAAGGTATAGATTCTATTATTGATTGGAAGACATCACGTAAGCATAAAAAGAAAGAATGGATTAGTTCTTATTTTATGCAATGTGCAGCATATGCTATTATGTGGGAAGAACGAACAGGTCGACCAATTAAACAATTAGTTGTATGTATTGCTGGAGATGAAGGTCCTCAAGTCTTTATTGAAGATCGTGATAACTGGACAACTGATTTAATAAATACAATTAATGAATATAAAAGAGAAAAATTCTGGGAGAAATAATATGAGTTTTTTATTAGAAGCATTAGTTAAAAAACTAGAAGGTGAGATTGAAGTAGCAAAAGCAAATATCACAGTATATACAAGATCATCTGTTGGAGTTGGTGAACATAGTGATATTGTTGAAACTATTGAAAAAGAAGTTTCCAAAATAGCCGAAGCTCAAGATAAAATAGACACAATTAAATCATTAAAGTTATAAATAGATATTTACAAACCACAAAAAATGTGGTATAATATCTATTATGTACAGGTTTAGCGAGTTTTTAACAGAAGGAAATAAAGGTCTTACGATATTTGATATCGATGATACTATGTTTATTTCAAAAGCTCGTGTACTTGTAAAGAATAAAAATAACACAAAAGAAAAACCTTTAACACCTCAAGAGTTTAATAGTTATAAATTAGCAAAAGATGAATACTTTGACTTTGGTGAATTTAGATCATCAAAGATATTTTATCAGACAGCAACACCAATTGCAAGAATGGTAGCAAAGGCAAAAGCCATCATTAAAAATGCTACAGCAAAAGGTTCAAAAGTAATTGTTGTAACTGCAAGATCTGATATGGATGATAAAGATCTCTTTATTAAAACTTTTGAAGCTCACGGCATACCTATGAATAACGTGTATGTCGAAAGAGCTGGTAATATGAGTGGTAAAAATAGTGCTGCAAACAAATCTATCATCTTTAGAAAATATTTAAAGACTGATGAATATGCAAGAGTAAGACTATTTGATGACCACAAAGAAAATTTGGATGCTTTATTAGATTTAAAAAGGGAGTTTCCAAATGTTGAAATGTTTGCTTATTTAGCAAATAAAAATGGTAGTGTTAAAAGAATTAAGTGATATATAATAGATTAAAAAGTGCAGCCTATGGCGAAGGACGAAGATACTTTCGTTGGTGGTTGCAATGGACTGGGAGAGTATAGTATGGCAAAGTGGCCTAAGTCAGAGCCGTGGAATGGCGGAAAAAGAAAATTTTGGGAATTTGATAATGGTTGGTCAATATCATTAGTTAAA